AATATCAAAGTCCGAAAAGCTGTAAATTATATGTTTAAATGTGATGAGCATGGCAATATTGAAGAGGAAGGTCTGATTGAAACAGGGAATAAACATTTACCTGTTAATAAATTTATTCTTTTTGCCTATAACCCCAATGATGACGATGCAGACAGTTTATATGGTGAGTCTGATTTTAGGGCTGCCTATCGGTATTATTTCTCTAATGATATTGTACAAAGATTCTGGAATGTCTTTTTAGAGAAATTTGGCCAGCCCACCGTAATAGGTCGTTATGAAGCCGGTACTCCAAAGATTAAACAAGATGAGTATTTAGAAATATTGAAGAACATCCAGACTAATACCGCGATAGTTATGCCAAGGGGTTTAGAGGCTGAACTTTTAGAAGCTACTAGGAGAGGAGATGCAGGTTATAAGTCAGCTTTTGATAGTAATAATGCAATGATAGCCCGGGCCTTATTGGTGGGGACTCTCTTAATGGACACCGGGGAACAAGGCTCCTGGGCTTTATCTAAAACTCATTTTGATATCTTTATTTATATCCTTGATTATTTAGGTACAGAAACTGAAGATACCATAATCCGGGAACAGATCATAAAAAGATTAATAGATTTTAACTTCCCTCAACCCAAATATCCCTATTTTAAATTTGAATCCTTAATTAAAGATGATCAGAAGGCTAAAGCAGAAATTGCCAAAATGTTAGTTGATGCAGGGTTGATTAATCAAGAAGAGGAGTGGGTCAGGGAATTCTTAAAGATCCCGGCCAAAGAAGAGGGGATAATTTTACCAGAACCTAAACCCAAAGGCGGGGGCTTTGCAGAAGAATATCAAGCTGGCCTAAAAAGACAACCCAATCAATACGAAAAAAAATGTAATTTTACCAGGATAATCAAGTCTTTAGATAACTTTGAAGTAAAGGCTAAAGAAGATCTTAAAGAGATTTTAACCTGGCAAAAAGAAGCACTTGAAAAATCAATAATCAGGGCCAAGATTATGGAATCCCAGAATGCCCGGGAAGTGGAAAAATTACAATTATCCTATGTGGGTGAATTTAGGGATTGTATCAAGGGATGGCTACAGGAATTATTTAGATACGGTATGAGTGAAGTAGAAAGTGAATTAAAAATTAATAAATTTGTGGGGTTGCCCGCTGAAAAGGCCATGCAATATTTAAAAAATAAGGCTTTTTGGATTGCCGGGATAACGAGAGATACCATATTAAAAGATGCTAAAGGAATATTATATACCGGTATGAAAAACGGTTCTACTACCCCGGAAATTATGTTTTTATTGGATCAGTTTTTTAAGAAATTTATAGGTACTCCGGGAGTAGAAACCAGAGAAGGGAAATTATTGACCCCTCATCATTTAGAAACAATAGTACGAACTAATTTTTCAGATGCCTATAATCAGGGTCGACTAGACATGATGGAAGATAAAGATGTAAAAGAGATGATTGCCGGGGTAATGTTTTCGGCAATAATTGACGAACGAACTACTGAGGTTTGTGAGGCACTTGATGGCCAAGTCTTTGAACAAGGTGATCCAGATTTAGCTAGATTTACCCCACCTTTACATTTCGATTGTAGGTCAACCCTGGTGCCAGTAACTATATATGAAAAATTTGAACCGATTAAACCGGAATTAAAAGCCAGGGCTTTACCGATGAAGGGTAAAGATTTTATTAATATGAAAGGAGATGAGCTGTATGCCTTACAAATATCCGGATAATATCCCGGAAGGGATAAAGGGCTTACCGGCAGAAGCCCAGAAAACCTGGATTGATATTTATAATAATGCTTATGAACAATATAAAGACAGGGCTGAAAAAGAAGGTTTAGCCAATGCTACTGCCTGGGCTGGACTTAAAAAAGCAGGTTGGAAGAAAGATAAAGAGGGTAACTGGGTTAAAACTGAAGGACAGGGGAATCTAACCACCATAGAATTGGCAGTATGGGAAGCCTATTCCCAGACTTATGAGTTAAAAGATGTTGAGGTCTTTGGCACCGGAGAATGGAATAATCATAAAATCACCGATGAAGATCTTGACAATATTGTAAATGGCACTAATGAAATAATTGATAAGTTAAAGCCCAAAGTGAAATTAGGCCATGATGATAAACAGGAACTACTGCAAAAATCGGGGTTGCCCGCTGGTGGCTGGATCACTAAGTTAAAAAAAGTAGGAAATAAGATCTTAGTTGATATTAAGGAAGTGCCTAAGGTCCTGTATAACCTAGTTAAAAATGGAGCTTATAAGAGGATATCAAGTGAGATTTTATACGATTATACCGAGCCCAGCACTAAAAAGAAGTATGCAAAGGTCCTTTCGGCCATCGCTTTTTTAGGTGCTGATCTACCGGCAGTAACCAATTTAAAGGATATTGCTGCCTTATATGATGCTGATGAGGAAGCTACTTTAATAATATATGAGAAAGAAAAAACGATCCAAAAGGTCGATAAAAAAAGAAAGGAGTATATTATGCCAAACGGAATTAAGATCACTGAATTAGAAGGAAAGAAATTTGTCGCGGTGGAAGATTTTGAGAAATTAGAAAAGGAAAAGGAAGCAGCAGATCAAGAGAAGGAAACAGCCAAAGGGTTCAAAGAAAAATTTGAAGCCGAAGAGAAAAAGTCTAAAGAAGCAGAAGAAAAGCTAAATAAAATCTCTAAGGAAAAAAGAGAAGCCGAAATTAAAACCTTTGTCGATGCTCACTGCTCCGAAAAAGACATGCGTATTCTACCCAAACAGAAAGAAGTTTTAATGGCTCTTGTAGAGTCCACTTCTGACGAAAAGAAAATTAAGTTTACGGTAGATAACAAAGAAGCTGAACTTTCACAGCGAGAATTACTGGTTAAATTTATCGAACTTCAACCGAACTTCTCTGACTCCATTTTTGCTGAATTAAGCAAGGGCGAAGAGGAAAAGGAAGAAGGCAAAGATAAATTAACCCCGGAAGAAAAGAAGGTCCAGAAGTACATGGATGAGCATAAAGATGTCAAGTATCGAGACGCTGTCTTAGCTGTTCTGGATGCAACCGAAGAAAAGAAGAAGAAATAATCTAATAAAATAAAAAAAGAAAAGAGGTGTTAAATATGTCTCAGGCTGTTGGAGCTTTAGATATAACTTTTGTTTGTGGTTCAGTTAGTCTTGCTACCCATCAATATAAGTTTGTTACACTTTTTACTGATGGCACACTTATTCTTGGTGGCACTGGTGGAGTTCAAATCGGAATCTTACAGAACACTCCTGCCGTTGGCGGGGCTGCCAGAGTAAGAGTATTAGGAACAAGTAAATTAGTAATGAGTACGACTTGTGATGAATTAGCACAGTTAAAGTCTATTGCTGGAGCTGGTGTTACAGTTGCCGCCGCTAAGGATTGGGTTGGAGCAATAGCTCTGGAAGCCGCTACCGCTGCTAACGATATTATAGAAGTGCTAGTAACTCATACAATTTGTACTACATAATAAATTAAATAAAGAAAGGAGTTGAAATTAAATGCCAGAATTAGAGAATGTGCATGTAGACGCGATATTAAGTAATATTTCGATTCAATATAGAAACGCTGCTTATGTAGGATCGCTATTAATGCCGGTTGTACCGGTTAAAAAGAGAAGCGATATATATTATATATATAATTCCAAAGGGGATCGGTTTAGGATTCCTGAAACTTTAAGAGCGCCTAAAACTGAATCTAAGACTGTGGATTGGAAGGTAACGACTGACGGCTATGTATGCTTTGAATATGCCCTAAATGATTTAATTGATGATGCAGAAAGAGATAATGCAGACGCACCATTAAATCTTGAAGTAGACACAACCGAATTTCTGACAGATATAATTTTATTATCTCAAGAAAAAAGGTATGTCGATCTTTTAACCGGAGCATTGATGACGAACAATACTACCATTACCGTAAAATGGGAAGATTATGTCAATTCTGCACCGATAGAAGATATTGAAGCCGGGAAACAGTCTATACATAGCAAGATATTCAGAAGTCCAAATA